TGAGGGATGCCGTTATGTCTTCACGCAGTACTTTCAACTTCTCATTGGCGGGAGTGGTATCAGCATCAATGACTGCTGTTGAGTCATCTTTCGGGATAATGCCCGCCTCTTGAAGGCGTTGTTTCTCTACTGCTAACAACTGCAAGGCACTGGCTCGCGCTTCATCATTCTTGAGTGCTTTGGCTGTCGCGTCGGCTTCTTTGAGTGCATCAAGATAAGCCTGTTTCTGGTCTTCGCTTGAGGAAGCAGATAGCTGATTCCGTAGCTTTTGCACTCGCACCAGGGCGAGGGTTGCATCAAGTTCAGAAGCGGCGCTGGACTGTTTGCCTGTAGTCTCTTTCCCGATGCTGGCGAGTTCTTTCATGATCTTCGTGGTGACTTTGCCCACCTTCCCTTGATCGGCGACGGCTACGGTTGCGGCCTTCAGGTTCTCTACTCTTCGTGCCCACAAGGATTGTTCCTGCTTATCCCAATCCGCTGAATCCTGGCGTTGTCGAATCAGATCGTTGGTGGCCTGAATCTGGACATCGCGAGCCTTGAGCGCTGCCGCTGCTGTATCCGCCCAGGCTTGCCGTTCTGCCGCCGCTGTAGCCTCGATTTTAGCCTTGCGCTCTTCGTACCCTCTCCCCACGCCATCCTGTGCGGTTTTGAGTTCTTGGAGGCGCTTGGCGCTGTCCTGTGCGGCTGTTTCCATGCCACGAAGACCTTGCGCGATCCCGTTCACAGAAGCGCGAAAGCCGGGTATGAACTGAGCATCTTTGCCGAGGGCTTGGAGACTGGTTGCCATTGAACCCGCCATGTTCGCCAGTAGTCCGTTGATCTCACTGACCACGGTCTGAAAAGCAACCTTGACGCCTGCTATTGCCCCGTCCGCACTCGCTCCTAGATAAGCCCACAGGGTTTCAAACTGTGAGCGAATCGTGATCAATGCCTGACCAATCTCAGACATAAGCACAACGATTGAAGTCTTTATATTGACGGGTAGATTCTGAAAGGCGTCGGCAATGAATTTAGCCGTTTCACCTATGGCATACGCAATGCCTTGAGTCTCAGCCGTATTGTTTTTAAAGTCAGTGAGGAAGCCATTTAAAGCCGTATCGGCTTCACTCATAATCTGACTGAACTGTTTACCCCATGAATCCCATATTGCTCCCATTGCAACAGTGTCAGACTGAATTGAACCGGCAACAGTATTAACGACTTTCGCCGATGCGCCCATAACATCGGTTAGCAGTTGCCATACCCCAGTAGCGCCAATTTCTACATTAAGTGTCTTGAAGGCATTTTCGAGTCTCGCGGTATTCTGTTCATAAGTCGAAACCTTCATCTTTTCAGGATTCAGTTCGGTTCCCATTTGCTTAAAGAACTTCTGCATTTCGGGAATGCCAACTTTACCCGCTTTAACCAGTTTGTAGAGTTGTTCGATACTGATATTTAGTGATCGAGCAAAGATATTCAATGCGCCGGGTAGATGCTGTGCTAGCTGGCGTCTTAATTCCTCCATACTCACGGTTCCCTTACTCACCATCTGAGAAATTGCAAGGAACGCCATCTTTGTTTGTTGACTATTTGCATCGAGTACACTCATTGCCCCGGCGACTGACTTAAAGGCGTCTTCTGCACCTTTACCTTCTAAGGCAGTTCCTATAGAAGCGGCTTTCAGTTGAGTATAGGAGGACGTTAGAGAATCGAGTGATAAACCCAGTTTATTAGCAGTCTCTGTAATCTGTCATACTCGATTTTCCCGACACCCGCGCCAGCAATGGCATCAAAGGCGCGTTTCATCCTATCCAGTTCAGAATTAGCCGCAATGAATCCATCAACAAAGTCTTTCCCAATCGACATTGCAACCGATGCAGCAACACTATTGAGAGAACGTAAGTCTCCCGATATACCACGAATAACCGGACTGGCGTTGTTAATGGCTTTGATAATGATCTTTGCGGTTGCGTCGGACATGAGTATTTAGCCTGCTATTCTTTTGAAGGAACGATTAACAATGCCTGCTGCTTCTACTATTCCGCAGTCTGTGATTAGAGTTCGCATGAGTGCGGGTAACGCAAGAGAAGCGATGTTATGGCGATAGGTATTGTTTCTCGCCATACTCTCTAATAGAAACAGATTTATTTCTGCTTCTATAACACTGAGAGCCGCATTCTCAAGCGATGGATCAACCACGATTCGCAACCTGATTAAACAGGGTTTGATTCAAGTCGCCTTCACGTTTCAACTTACTTTGCAGTAGTGCGAAGTCTGCAACCAACTTTGAACCAATGATCGTTGCCTGCTTATTCTGTCCTGAAACTTGATTAAATAGCTCTCGCTCCAGGGCGGATTCTTTCACGCTAGGATAATACCTAGCTGCTCTCTCTGTCATTTCTCTTTCCTTACGTTTCCAGTTCGCTTCTTGAGGTGGGTTATCATTGAAAGCCTGAACCTTTCCACCAGTGCCGATATTCACATTGATATTTTTCATATCAATACCCTCAAGCCGGCAAATTGAACTGTTTGGCGAGTGCTTCAAGACGCTGATACTCAATAGAACCAAGTTTCAGATCATCAATCACATTGGATTCATGCTTGCCCGCAGCAATACCCACTACGATCAACTGTTTGAGTGATTCAATATCAATCGACTTGAGTAAACCATCGTACAGAACGCCCCAACAATAGCGCTTGCTGTCAATTTCAGTGATTGAATCGAGTCTGGCATAGTCGCGTTCAAGAGGTGGCAATTTCCGTTGCAGTTCATCGCGAATATCAATGAAGGTCTCTAGTTCCAACTTGGCGCGATACTTTCGAGCAGCGAACTCTTTTATTTCCCCAATCGAGTTATTGGCTAGGTCGAAGTCTCCGAGTGCTAATTGAGCCTTGTCAATCTCAGTATTCAATTCATTGATTTGAGACTGTAAACCTTCAAGTTCAGTCTTATGCACTTTCATATCGGAAAGCACTTGAGCATGATCAACAATAGCCTGATTCAGCTTTTCACGGTCAATAGTGTTAGTGGGTTTCATGTTTAAATACCTGCTGCGCTTTTTCAGTGAGTACGGTTTTAACAAAGTCTTGGAAAGTCTGAGACTGATCAAGTGCTAGGTGTCGAAGCTGCTTATGCAATTCAGCATCAAGTTTGAAATTGACGGCTTTTTGTTTCTGATCATCGTTCATTATGGAATATCCGGTTGCTTATTTCACAAACATCGTATTGTTTTTAGAGTGAAATAAGCAAGGAAACGGTTTCATCGGAATGATGAAAGTTCAGCACTTGGAGTGAATTTCGAGACGCCGTTCTACAGAACGGCATTAGGGAATTTGGTCAAAGTGCGGGGCAAGGCGAGGGGATGCGCGGGAATACCCCTAGAACCGCACCAGTTTCGATTCTAGGAGGGTTCTAGGTTTGGTAGTGCGGAAACTAGGCCGAGGATTGAATGGAGTGGCTAGGCCACGGCTTCAAGACTGGTTGCGCCGGTCAAGGTGCTGGCCCACGCCCAAACCGCTTGGCGAGTTTTCGCTACTGGTTCTCGGAGAGTGCAACCCCGTCCATCGGCGAATCTCACACGCCAAATAGAGAACGGACGATCCACAAGATCGTTGTTCCAGTCTTTATTGACTGGAGTCAGCCGCGCCAATGGAACGGGCGATAGGAGTTGCAGCATTTCGTGGTATTTATCGCCGGAGGCGTCATTATCAAAGCCGGTAATAACTTCGACTCCACGGTCATGAGACTTCGCCAATAGTCCGGTCAATAGGTCGCGTTGCAAGGTGGAAGGCTGACCACTGAGCGCGACATAGGCGTGATCGCCGCCGTGAAGTTGGCAATGGCTGATCGCATCAATCGAGGATTCTGCAACAATGATTGTGGTGGACTCTTTGAGATTCCGGCTGAACCACAGGGCTTTGTGAGTTCGCTCACCTATCGCCCTGAATCCATCGTTGCGAATCTCGTAGCCGATCATGCCGATCCGGTCATGGTGCGGGAATATCACGTTGCCGCGCTTATCGACCCGATAGGTATCAGCGAACCGTGGATCGCCCAACGTCGCACGGTTCAGGCCACGGGCAAGCAGATAAGCCGGTTCAGGACTCCATCTTGCCGCATTCCAGACCGCCAAAGCCTTCTTGTAGCAGTGTCCATCCTGACCTTGAGAGGTGGCTATTGGGAGTTCTTTTGGGCGGGATGGAGAAGAATGCTGGCTTGTTCCTAGATACCGCCTAAGCGCAATCCTTGCCCGTCCCAACGTCAAACCCTCCTGCTTCATGACGAGATCGATCACGGTTCCACAATCGGAGTGGTCGCGCTCGTTCCTGTACACCCAGTGCCCACCATCGCCGACCCAGACAATGATCTTGTCCTGATCCAGCCGGTAGACCTTCACTCGCTGGCTACTTTTCGCCCGATCCAGCGTAAACCCCAACGATTCAGCGAACTCGCATAGGTTGATGTTCTGCTTAAAACCTTCTAATTCAGTATCTTGCATCGCCTTGCCCTCAAGATTCTTCTTCCATCCTGCCCGCTTTTGATCTTAACGATCGGGCTGTAGGGGATGAGGCTGTCAAGCTGTACCCCTAGGGGGTACACAGCCTGACAGCCCTCCTAAATCCCGAACACTGTCATGCTGTGCTGTATGGAAAAACAGCCTGACAGCCTTGCATAGCTTATGTTGGTTTTACGTATTCTTTTCCTATACTTTCAACAAGTTGTCTGGAAATTAAGGTATCTCTTGTTCTGGTACGGTTCCCACTATCGCCATCTGTAGGGATCATTGCCTTCATCCAATCGGACATTTTGACTAACGCGCCATCTGGCGATTGACCCCCGTCGATCAACGTCTGGCGTTGCTTTTGATAAAGGTTTTTGAGCGCATTAAGTGCCGCTTGTTGTTTATCGCCTACATCATTAACAACGAAGTCAGTAGGAGTCATAACGATAGAATTAACTGGAATCCAGTTATCATTATCATCCTGCTCTAACCATGGCAATGATTGAAGTTTCCATATCCAAGATAAGGGGGATGGTTTTTCATAATCCTTTATCTTGGTAAACTCCATAGTAGTCTTATACTCACTAAGAGTGTTTCCTGATTTTGATACCTTATACTCAAAATCAAGGGCGTTATGAAGAACAATGGAACCTCTCATGCGATCTTTAGAACTATGTCCACAATGATGAACTGTGCTAATTGCCGCCCCTGTCTGGATTCTTAGCCTATCCATTCCAGAAACAAACTCGCTCATATCTTTAGTAGAGTTTTCATCACCTTGCCCAAAATTCTTGTTTAAGGTGTCCAGTTCAATCAATACAGGATCACGCTTAACCCTATCAATTAGTCTTTTAATATCATCAATCAAAAGATTAACTGATTCAGGTTGGCACATTGCCGCTGGAATAACGGAGAATGCAATATCATCGCTTACAGGTAGGTTATGATATTCATGCCATGCCTTATAACGATTCTGCATCCCTCTTTTTCCTTCCCCAACAAGGTAAATCACAAAGCCTTTTTTTGTTTTTCTACCTCTCCACTTAATACCATGAGCAACATGGAGATCACGATCAAGTGCAAGAAAACTTTTTCCGGCTTCACTCTCGCCATACCATGCCGATAGGGAATCAGCATCAAGCATTCCACGGATGATTGAATTTGGCAGAGGTTGTTGGTTTCCGAACTCACTACCGAGGATGAATCTTTCAAGAGGGGCGGTCATGGCGCGGCCTCCATCGAGGGAAGGTCAGCGCAAGGGCAAGGCGGGAAAACGCCGAGAATCGAATCTGGCGCGGTCTGAGGGGCATTCCTGATGCTTGTTGCCGTGGGCATGGCTATGATCTCAAGTTGCCGACTTGCCCACCTTGATACTGTGTTGTATGGCACGAATCCTTCGTGCTATACTTCACTTACCGTTGCATATCAAAGCCTTAACATCGGCTGATTCAAATGATACCCGGACACTGGGCTATAAGGTGTCCGGGTTTCGCGTTTATGGATTAACCATTTCTGCTGTACTCCAATCGTTTAACGGGTAATTGTCGCTACGATCCGGTGGCGCTCGTTGTGTTTATCTACTGCTATCCATGCTACTGATTTTGCGCGACTTCATCAAGGTTAAGGCTACGCATGAACCGATCCGCGCTATCTGATTCACTGATCGCCACCATCGCAGCTTCAATCCCGCCCAGGATCGAATTAAGCATCAATCCTAAGCCGAGTCGGGATCGTTCATCATCTAGGCTCAGTTCTGAATCGACAGTGTTCATAAGCACTGAAACCAGTGCGGCTGATTCTGTGAGCGTATCGAGAATTTCTGTTGTCATGTCCTGTACTCTGTTGCGCCGGTATGGGCTGAACAAATAATAGTGGAATTGAGGTTGAAGTTAAAGTAACCTGCTGATTTTAAACTCATTATTGAAGCGCGTTACTTTCAGTTTATTGCTGAACCTGATAAGAAGGTAGGCAATATAAAGAAGGTCAATGGCGAGAATTGATGCTAGGGATAATTCAATCATGGCGTTTTACTCCCAAGTTGCGCCGTGAGTCTGCTACCGATTGCTGTCAGTAGCAGACTATTTTCAAATCAGAATGGGACTGAATTGGATTCAGTGGGGAACTTCACTTGATCCAACATACTGACCGCTAGATGCAGCGTGTCAATCTCGCTGGATTGGCAAGAGGTATCCATTGCTTCAATGACAGTGTTGATCATTGAAGACACTGAATCCAATACATACTGTTCACAAAACTGGAAATTTACCATTGCGGTTACTCACTGGTTAGGGTTGCGTTTAACGTGCTACAAGTCTGAATTATCTATTTAATCATTATCTGGCAAGTCTTCTATATTTATGGCGTGTTCTCTCTGAGCGGTTTGGGGATTTGGATTAACCGCTTGAGCGCACCATCTGTCTTGATCCGATAAACGACCATGACGCCCGCCACGTTACGCAGCACGACATAGGAGAGGTTGCCCACGCGCTCCACGGTCGACATAGCCGCACTGGGTTGATCGGTCTCTCTTGATGGTGTCCTGAACCATGCCGACATTGCCCGCCTGACCATCGCTTCATCGTTCATCTGTCTGTTCCTCACTGGGGTTGACCACAGGACATAGTTTACCCGTTTCCCGTGCCCCTTGTCTTGACCGGCTACCTTGATAAGTAGCGTCAATAAACCGTCATGGTCTGATAATTAAGCATAAGTGATTGATTGATAAGTGAATGCACACAGCATGATCAGACCACTGTTTGCAAGTGGTTGATATATAAGGAAAGAGGGTTTTGATAGAGTGTGGATTCATGCCTGATAATAAGCGTTATCTTGAATTTCTATATCAGACCGGCTTGGAGAGGTAGGCAATAGGCGGGTTTCAGTGTGGTGGAACTGCTGATAAGTATTATCAGACCGTCCGGGTAAACAGCACGAAACGCCGGTATGTTGCGCTGCATCATGAACGCGAGGGAAGGTCAACCCAGATTTGGATTGGCATTGCGCCCACCACACGCACTGAGGAAAGTAGTTCGTTCAGCAGCTGCTGATCCATTCCGCATTGCAAACGAAAGTCAATTTTAATTTTCCTATGTGAATTACCTAGTGATGCGGTCGGGTATTTTATTACGATGCTCCGGATTATCGGAGTGACTTCGTTTGGTGTGATTCGGCAACGCCATACTTGCCAAACCAAAAACAGTGCGGTTTCAACCCGTGTTCCAGCACGACCTAGGTTGAATCTAGGTCATGAGAAGTGTTTGCTCAGAATCCAGCCACATTTGCCTATAAAAGACTGAAAACACACTTATTTCATTCTAAATTAGACTAAAAAAAGGATTTATCACACTAAATCCGGTTAAGTACTCTATACGGAACATAATCCATCGCAAGCCATTGATTTTGTTCACTGTCGGTAATCCCGCCACTGGATTCAGCCGCTTTTCTAGGCTCCCTAAAATTGTGGAGCAGATACCCGTTGCTGTTGCAGACCATGATCCGCCGCAACATGGATCGCAACTCTCAGTCGTTGTCCCCACATGGGGACAAGCCCGCATAACCTCTGCCGCTGATTTCCTGCGATCAATTTCCGAGTTGCAGACCATGATCCGCCGCAACATGGATCGCAACCAAAGGATAGATATAACTTCGGAAAATTGCCGAAGTGTTGCAGACCATGATCCGGCGCAACATGGATCGCAACGAGGAATCAAAGCGCAAATTGCACAATGATTCTAGTGTTGCAGACCATGATCCGCCGCCACATGGATCGCAACAGCGCCACCATTGGCCTGTTTGCCGGTCAAATCCCGTGTTATAAACGTTACACAATCGCCGATCACTTATACGGGCGATGAATGAACAGTGGGCAAAGTGAAGCGCCCGCTTTCCCATTGGCCGTGCAGTTCCTGATCTCATTCCTCCATCCTGGCGATGGATAGCCGACGCAAGAGGCGCAGAATGCTTTGATCGCCATCGCCTTTGACTGGGGATTCTGCTGTGCTACGGCAATGGGATCGTAGCCAATGGCTTCATCGATCTGTGAGTAGTTGTCAGCAAGGTTCATCGGGATGATTCCTGAATGTTGGGGAAGTCTTCTTGCAACTCCTCAAGAATTTCACCCCAGTTGAAGGACTGAAAAGCCGCATACCAATCGGCTTCATGGTCAGACTGACTCGGTAGAAATTCCGGCTTGGCGATCCTCTCAAACCAGAATTGGATTAACCCACGATCAGCAAGCACCTGGAACGACAACCCAGACCGCTTATAGGGTTCCTCGACTTCAACCAGGCGTTCTGAGGTGCGTAGCCGTCCTAACCGGTTGAACTCTGCAAACAGGTGAAGGCGTTCATCGGTAAATGCCATATCCGGGTTTATCGTGTGGGTTGACCAATCGCCAAACGAACCGACGGGGCGGGATGGAATAGAAGGATCGTCTGGGGATTTGCCTTTGCTGTTTGCGTCATGCGTGGCCCAGACCGGCGGATATTCCCAACTGGCGAGTTCATCGGTAACGATCCGCCGCGTGATTTTATAAAGAGGTCTCCACTCGAAAGAGGCGTCAATCCCCACGTTCATTTTCAATTCAGCCGTAGCCGTCCGGTAGAACGCCAGGATGGTATCGGAGTAAATCGTGGTCTGACTGGTGGCGGGATTGAACTCGGTTTTGAACTGGTAGTGGTGAAGGTTATAGGGAGCGGCATAACGGGCACGAATGGCACCATAGAAGGCACGATCTGCAACGACCCGCTGATTCCCCTCATCGAACCAGACCACGGGCGTAACCGGGTTTCCTGAGTCATCGAACGATACGTTCACCAGTTCCAGGACAACATTGATCGCCACTGGGCGCTTGAGTGAAGCCGTGGCGCTCCCGGTGAACACCACCAGTTCATTTTCATCGCTGAATCGCTGCTGGCCTGCGCTGATCGTTCCGTACTCACAGATAAGCCGCGCTTCGATTTGCGGATAGACCCGGAAAGGGATACCGGTTCGCAGTCCAGCAAATCCACGATGCAACTCAAGAGAAATGCTGTCGTTGCTGTTTGATTCAGCATCGAAGCCGACAACCAGACTGGCGTCAACCATGATTCATACTCGCCGCGTCATACCCACGCAAGAACGCGCCAATATCACTGATCGTTGTTCCAGGCTGAAAACAGTAAGTTTTGAAGTGGATACCTGGCTTTGTCGCCTTGAGTTCAAAGCATTCATCGTTTAACACAAGGGCGAAACCATACTTTTCTGCAAGCAATAATACATACTTCAATTGCTTTAATATCTGAGATTCAGTCTTATCCATCGCTATTTCCTGCTAGGTTAAAAAAAGACCGCTAGAAGTGGAGTTAGGTTTCTAGCGGCTATAAGGGTACGAACATACACGTTTAACTATTGTAATTATTATTCCTCTTCACTCTCTTCTACTTTGTCCCTACCGTTGTCGGGAAGGTATATATTCACGACTGGTTTATTGTCTTTATCCAAGTCTTTACCTATCTTGTATTGTTCCTCCACATACTGACACTGAGTCTTTAACGCAAAGAGCAAGCATATATCAGACTCAAACGCCCGCTTCTTGAGTTGTGCGGTATATTCAACCAGTAATTCAGCATGACCTTTTTCCCATGCTTCTTTCAAATCTTCACGGCTTGCAATCGCATGACTGATATTAGTTGAAGTGCAACCATACAGTTTTGCAATCTCAGTCAGTGTCAGACCTTGCGATGCAAACTTGTGGACTATTTTCGGAGTCAGCATACCGTGGATTCCGTGATAATGATTTTTGTTCGCCGCCATTGTCTGAGTTCCTAAGCATTTCCCAAAAGAGTAAAGTTCTACGGCGCTCTTGTTTTGAGGCAACCGCTTTGAATCGTTTAACATTAGACATTAGAGAAATGCCTATTGAGCATCGCCACTACTTCACTATCTGCATTGCTGTTCTGACCTAGAAACGGTCTGGCGGGAGTATTGCCCCACGGTTTCACTCCCTTATGTCCTCTCGAAAAGAACGGAGCATAAGGAACATCTGTGAAGACGGTCAGGTAGTCTCCTACAATTCGATACTTCATTGAACTCGCCAGTTTCCCACTCCACATGCCGGGTTTAGCACCTAGAATAGCCGGTTGCCTTCCCTTCATTCCCTTCAATTTCAGTTGAGTAGTGGCTTTAGTATTCCGCTTCCAAGAGCGCCCACTAGGTGCGGTCGAAGTCTCAAAGCGTCTTTCGGTTGACGCAAGGTAAATAGTGGCGACTTTGCGAAGAATGCCAGAATTATCAGCCGCACGATTCGCCAGACTCGCCAGCATGGATTGAACGCCACCATCATCAAACTTTACTCTCAGTTCCATATCAATACCCTAACCTTCTTTTTCCACCCTGCCCGCTTTAGTGTCTGACATTAAAGAATGGGCGGGATGGATAAGGAATCTCACACAGCACGACCTAGCTTAGTTAAATCATCGGCTAATCGCTTGGCTGAATCACGCGAACTAACAGAAACCACATGACTATTGCCAGTGGGTAATTTTAATTCGATGACTTGATAGTTATTACTCCCAACTAATCCACCACTCGCGTAATGATGCGGCACTCTCGGAATATCCAGCCGATTGATCGCACGATTGCCATTCAATGCCTGTAAGTACGGGATACCCAATCGCTTAACAGCAGATTGCGTTAATACAAATTCGCCGGGTGTCAACATTGCCCGTACAGTATCCCGATTCCCAATCCCGCCCACGAATCCACCGCGGGCAAATCCTTCACCGGTAGGAGCATCGGGCGTACTCGGTGCGCTGTTGGTTATGGTATTGACTCGAATGGTTGCAGACTGTGAGTTAGCCCACTGGATGAGTTCACTGATCTTGTTGTATGCACTCTCTGTATTCGCGTCAATCTGCTGAAATGAAGGTATCCCGTTGATCTCTTCACGCAGTATCTTTAATTTCTCACTGGCGGGAGTGACATCGGCGTCAATGACTGCTGTTGCATCATCTTTCGGTATCACGCCAGACTCTTGAAGGCGCTGCTTCTCTACTGCCAGCAACTGCAATGCACTGGCGCGAGCTTCGTCATTCTTGAGTGCTTTGGCTGTCGCGTCGGCTTCCTTGAGTGCATCAAGATAAGCCTGTTTCTGATCTTCACTTGAGGAAGCAGACAACTGGTTTCTGAGTTTTTGCACTCTCACCAGGGCGAGAGTTGCATCAAGTTCAGAAGCGGCGCTTGATTGCTTTCCGGTGGATTCACGACCTATCGAGGAAAGCTCCTTCATTATGTTGGCGGTGGCCTTCCCGATCTTCCCTTGGTCGGCAATGGCCGCCGATACACCTTTGAGGTTTTCAACACGCCGACCCCAAAGCGCCTGTTCCTGCTTATCCCAGTCGGCTGATTGCTGGCGTTGCCGGATCAGATCGTTGGTAGCCGCGATCTGTACGTCCCGCGCTTTGAGTGCTGCATCGGCAGTGTCAGCCCACGCAGCACGTTCAGCAGCCGCCGTAGCCTCGATCTGAGCCTTCCGAGACTCATAGCCTTGCGTAACGCTGTCCTGAGCCGCGCGCAGTTCCTGTAGCCTCTTGGCGCTGTCCTGTGCGGCAGTCTCCATGCCACGAAGACCTTGCGCGATCCCGTTCACAGAAGCGCGAAAGCCGGGTATGAATTGGCCTTCCCGTCCGAGTGCTTCAAGGCTATTCGCCATCGATCCCGCAAGGTTCGCCAGAAGCGCATCAATATCAGCAACCACGCCAGCAAACGCGACTCGAACGCCCGCAATAGCGCCGCTTGCACTTGCCCCTAGATAAGCCCAAAGGGTTTCAAACTGTGAGCGAATCGTGATCAATGCCTGACCAATTTCAGACATAAGGACAACGATTGAAGTCTTTATATTGATCGGTAGATTCTTGAATGCGTCGGCAATGAACTTAGCCGTTTCACCTATGGCATACGCAATGCCTTGAGTCTCTGCCGTATTGTTCTTAAAGTCAGTGAGGAATCCATTTAAAGCGGTATCGGCTTCAGACATAATCTGGCTGAACTGTTTACCCCATGAATCCCATACCGCTCCCATTGCCACAGTGTCAGACTGAATCGAACCGGCAACACTATTAACCACTTTCGCCGATGCTCCCATAACATCGGTTAATAGTTGCCAAACTCCAGTAGCGCCAATTTCTACATTCAGTGTCTTGAAGGCGTTTTCGAGTCTCGCGGTATTCTGTTCATAAGTCGAAACCTTCATCTTTTCAGGATTCAGTTCGGTTCCCATTTGCTTAAAGAACTTCTGCATTTCGGGAATGCCAACTTTACCCGCTTTAACCAGTTTGTAGAGTTGTTCGATACTGATATTTAGTGATCGAGCAAAGATATTCAATGCGCCGGGTAGATGCTGTGCTAGCTGGCGTCTTAATTCCTCCATACTCACGGTTCCCTTACTCACCATCTGAGAAATTGCAAGGAACGCCATCTTTGTTTGTTGACTATTTGCATCGAGTACACTCATTGCCCCGGCGACTGACTTAAAGGCGTCTTCTGCACCTTTACCTTCTAAGGCAGTTCCTATAGAAGCGGCTTTCAGTTGAGTATAGGAGGACGTTAGAGAATCGAGTGATAAACCCAGTTTATTAGCAGTCTCTGTTAATCTGTCATACTCGATTTTCCCGACACCCGCGCCAGCAATGGCATCAAAGGCGCGTTTCATCCTATCCAGTTCAGAATTAGCCGCAATGAATCCATCAACAAAGTCTTTCCCAATCGACATTGCAACCGATGCAGCAACACTATTGAGAGAACGTAAGTCTCCCGATATACCACGAATAACCGGACTGGCGTTGTTAATGGCTTTGATAATGATCTTTGCGGTTGCGTCGGACATGAGTATTTAGCCTGCTATTCTTTTGAAGGAACGATTAACAATGCCTGCTGCTTCTACTATTCCGCAGTCTGTGATTAGAGTTCGCATGAGTGCGGGTAACGCAAGAGAAGCGATGTTATGGCGATAGGTATTGTTTCTCGCCATACTCTCTAATAGAAACAGATTTATTTCTGCTTCTATAACACTGAGAGCCGCATTCTCAAGCGATGGATCAACCACGATTCGCAACCTGATTAAACAGGGTTTGATTCAAGTCGCCTTCACGTTTCAACTTACTTTGCAGTAGTGCGAAGTCTGCAACCAACTTTGAACCAATGATCGTTGCCTGCTTATTCTGTCCTGAAACTTGATTAAATAGCTCTCGCTCCAGGGCGGATTCTTTCACGCTAGGATAATACCTAGCTGCTCTCTCTGTCATTTCTCTTTCCTTACGTTTCCAGTTCGGTTCTTGAGGTGGATTATTTAAAGCCTGAACCTTGCCATGATCGCTAATGTTCGCATTCATGTTTTTCATATCAATACCCTCAAGCCGGTAAATTGAACTGTTTGGCGAGTGCTTCAAGGCGCTGATACTCAACTGAACTCAACTTCAAGTCATCAATGACTGAAGTATCATGCTTGCCCGCAGCAACGCCCACCACGATCAACTGTTTGAGTGCTTCAGTATCAATCGACTGCAACAGACCTTCATATAAGATTTTCCAGCAATAGCGTTTACTTTCAATCTCAGTGATTGAATCAAGTCTGGCATAGTCGCGTTCGAGTGATGGTAACTTGCGTTGCAGTTCATCACGAATATCAATAAAGGTTTCCAGTTCCAGCTTGGCGCGATATTTTCTTGCGGCAAACTCTTTAATCTCGCCAATAGAGTTATTCGCCAAGTCGAAGTCTCCCAAAGCCAACTGAGCCTTATCAATCTCAGTATTCAATTCGTTGATCTGAGATTGAATGTTATCCAGTTCAGTCTTATGCACTTTCATATCAGCAAGAACTTGAGCATGATCAACAATCGCCTGATTCAGCTTTTCACGGTCAATAGTGTTAGTTGCTTTCATGTTTGAATACCTGATTCGCTTTTTCAGTAAGAACGGTTTTAACAAAGTCTTGGAAAGTCTGAGACTGATCAAGCGCTAAGTGTCGAAGCTGTTTGTGAACAGCTTCATCCAACTTGAAATTAACAGACTTTTGCTGCTTTTCTTCGTGCATGATGAAAACCCTCATTGCATACATTGCGATAAGAATATCGTTTTATAAGTGAAGTTTTCCAGGAAACGACTTCATCGGAATGATGAAAGGTTCAGCACTTTTGGTGAATTTAAGAAGGTCTGTGAAACAAAAGACCTGACAGAATTTGGTCAAAGTGCGGAGCAAGGCGAGGGGATGACGCTGGAATGCGCCTAGAACCGCGTAGGATTCGATTCTAGGAGGGTTTCGGGTTAGGACTGGCGGAAGGAGTGGTCAGGCTACAGCTTCAAGACTGGTTGCGCCGGTCAAAACGCAGGAAATGAAGACCTACTGAAGATTTACTGAAGACCCACTGAAGACCCACTGAAGGATAAGTTATTGATCCTGAACAAACTGAAGACCCTGAAGGACTTTTCTGCAAACTTCAGGATCAGCGGGATTTTCAGACCAATCGAGTTGATTTTGATCCTCCATTCCAGCGCTGAACCTTTTTAGCCTTCAGGGTCTTCATATTCTTCAGAATCAATAACTTATCCTTCAGTAAGTCTTCAGTAGGTATTCAGAATCAATAAGTTATCCTTCAGTAAGTTTTAAGTAAACTCCCTTAATCACGGTTGCTCCTACTGAATTGCGCCTCTTATCAACAAACGGCTTGTTCAGCATATTCCTGCTCGCGTCTATCACATTGCGGGCAAAGGATTGCAGTCCTATAGGATTCTTGCCTGATCGGTCACACCACGCGCAATAGTTCGGATAGAGTCTACTTTGCCAATTGGCATATTCCTGTCGTGTGGTCTTTGGTTCATCACGACCACCAAAGGTTTTTGTTACCTTATCCTTTGATCCAATCTGGGTTTCGGCGTTCTTATCAAACTCCACTGAATCCATTAACCAACCAACAATAGGATTGGTTGCTGTTAATGAATCAACATGAATCGCCTTCAAACTCTCAACGCGGTTTTCTGTATCGCGTAGATAGGAAGTTACTTCACTTTCTGGCATATCAAGTGCCCAACGAACCACGCCAGACAATAACGGTTCAAACTCAGAATCAAGATCACGACGTTTATCAGTGGCGACCACATGATCAAACATCACAGTAATTCGCCGCCTTTGGATACCGCTTGAATAGTCTGTGCTAGTCGTGTGTTGATTAGCAGCAATTAAGACCATTCCGCCATAGGTGAAAGAATCGCCAGATTGCTTGTTCTTCTCTTCAAACCTGATCGGGTCTTGTCCGGTTATGGACTTCAATACAGAGACATCGCCATGCCATTTTTCAGCATCGGTAATGACCACTAATCGTTTACCGTGAATCTTTGCAGTCTCGAACCGGTTTTCTTCAAGCTGCTTCAACATGGTTGAATGCGTTGCTTCACGCCCAACTATCGCCATGCATAGGCGGATCAAGGTTCCCTTTCCTGATCCACCAAAGCCAATCACTTCAAGAAAGCGCTGAAGGTCTGATCTACCAACAATCACAGAATGGAACCATGCGCGTAGTAATTGAACCTGATCGTCATTTCCACCGGTTGCTTCTCTTAACCAGTCAATGACTACTGTCGGATCAGGCGCGTATGGTTGCCACTCAAACGGTAACTGCGAAGTAAAGAAATAGTCTGGCTTGTGTTCGAGTAGTTTCCTACTTTGAAGATCAAGAGTGCCATTGATAAAACAAACCTTATCTTTTGGCGCTGTTGATTCTCTAACGGACTCAAACATCAAACATTTAGTAACGCTACTAACATAAGATGCAGAAAACCCGACTTCACCGCAATGCTTCACAATTGCGCGGTAGATTACTTGCTGAATCGACAAGTCCGGCCTGATCTTGAAAATACCAGTAGATTGATATTGATACCACTCATTAACAACTGGATCGAAATGCAGTAGTTCATTGAACTCTTCACGATAAAGCAATGCAGCCGCTTCATTATGACTTATTAATGACATACTGCCTTTAGTATCTGTTTTTACTAACAAATACTCTTTTGCAGTCTGTTGTTGTTTATCCGGTTTAACACTATCTGACTCTTTAACAGAATCAGCAGTCACAAACCGCGCTTCTCCAACGACTTCACAAACTGCTGATTTGCCTTGATCAATCATCAAGTCGTTAAAGTCTGACTTGAGATAGCCATTAACCACGGGTGCATAACACAGTCTGCAATTATTGTTTAACGCAAGAGAAGCGAATTTCTCCCTAGCGTCATAATCCGCACATACAATAATTTCCTTGTCAGGATACTTGTTGCGAAGTTGCGGGATAATCTTAAACATCCCGTTATCATTGGTTGCCATGACAACACTACCGCCAGTAGAGTCATGGATTGATGCAGCGGTACTATAGCCCGTTGCAACAAGTAATGAATCGCAATTCTCTAATTGGTAGTTGTCATATACCCCAAACAGGAATAACCAATTATTAGTATCTGTATCACTAAATACTTTATCAATCAATTTCCCGCTATTCTTATGTTTAAATTTAGCCGGAAATATCTTAATGTAACCCTTCTCTTTGCCGTCAATATCAACACAAGGAACGATTAGATTATTCCCTTTGATATGCGCCGGTGAATGCAGCTTGACCTGTTTACGGGTATGGTAAGGAACGATACTTTTATCCTTACGTTCAATATCCGCCGGGTCAGTCCATAGCCCGATTGATTTGAGGATGGATTCATAAGTACAGCCTTGCGAGTGGCAATGCAGTAACGCGCTACCATCCTGCTTCTCGCCAATAGTCAGGCTTGGATCGTGATCGTCATGCCCCGGACACTTGGCGAGGTATCCAGAACCTTGTTTGCTTGGCGCGTATCCGCCCAACTTGAGCGCATCGACCACGGATTCAAAGGAGGGATGAAGGTTGAAACTATTGATGACTTGTGGCATACTCTACACCTAACTTGTTGATTGGATTGAAGACCACGCGACCAACGTGGTTCGTTTAACGACGGCTACCTTGATGGGGTGGCCGTTTTGTTATCTGGCCTTCCGTTTCGGCTGTTTCTTACCCGGCTTAATGATTGATGCAGCACGAATTTCAGCTTCATCGTACAGCGCACAGCGGGTATGCACTGGCTCTCTACTGATCAGCCCTTGCCTTGCCCAACGTAGCAAGGTTCCACGGTCGCCACGACCACGAACCGCGATCAAAACTTCAACTGCCTGATTTGCTGATAAGCTGTGCATCGCCTTACCCTCACTGTTCAATCAATTGTTATTCATTAAAGATGAAATTCTCCAGGAAAGCGTTTCACTGGTGGAAATAAAGATTCAGCTGTTGACGGCTTGCTGAATCCGGGTTTGAGGTTCCCTTGCCTTCCTGAGAAAGTGGCTAGAATCGAGGATTTGACGCCTTCCTGACCACGTTGCAGGGCGAACGAAAGACGGTTCAATCAACCGGCGTTGTCAGGGTTCGCATGAACCGATCCACGCTATCGAGTTCGCTGATCGCCACCATCGCGCTTTCCAATCGTTCCAGGATCGAATTGAGCGTCAAGCCGAGTCCGAGTCTTGCCCGTTCATCATCTAGGCTCAGTTCTGAATCGACAGTGTTCATCAACACTGAAACCAGTGCGGCGGATTCAGTGAGCGTATCAAGAATTTCTGTTGTCATGTCCTGTACTCTGTTGCGCCGGTATGGCGGGAACAATAATAGTTGAATTGAGGTTGCAGTTAAAGCAACCCGCTGATTTTAAACTGGTTGTTGAAGTGCGTTACTTTAGGTTTATTGTTGAACCGGATAAGCAGGTAGACCGTATACACAAGGTCAATAGCGAGAATACCGGCAACGAATAATTCAATCATGGCGTTTTACTCCAAGGTTGCGCCGTGAAAGTCTGCTACCGATTGCTGTCAGTAGCAGACTATTTTCAAATCAGAATGGGACTGAATTGGATTCAGTGGGGAACTTCACTTGATCCAACATACTGACAGCCAGTTCTAGGGTATCAATCTCACTAGATTGGCAATCGGAATCCAGCGCTTCAATGACAGTGTTGATCATTGAAGATACTGAATCCAAAACGTATTGTTCGCAAAACTGGAAATTGACCATTGCATTTACTCACTGGTTAGGGTTGCGTTTAACGGTTAAGACTTGGTTTTAAATTGATAGCCAATAACTTCATCAATACTCATACCAGCTAAAACAGTATTAATGTCTTTTTGAATATCAGAATCAGATAGCCCTTTGCTTCTTTGTGTTTCTATAAATACCTTACTTGCGGATATATTCTTTTCATAAGTAATAAATTCCTCTTTGTGTTGTTGCCCTAATTGATCTATAAGACACACCAAGACAAACTTTCTTGCAGAATCAAGAGTGTCATTATAAAAATCACTACTCATTAGTTTTTTTGCTTCAAAATCAAGCGTTGCGATTGTTTCTTTATGAAAATTGAATGTTATATCAATGTAGTCTGGGTTTTTATTTGCTTCCTTGTTGCTTTCAATCCATTTTTTATGAAACCTATGGGTTCGCTGATATTCTGCATTCTTGATCTTTCGATGTTCTTCTTGCTCTGATTTAGCAGCATCGGCCATTTCGGTTGCATACTTCCAAGCAGTATCAAAGTCATAACCAAGATCAAGTAAGCACTTAACTTGTTGACTTCGTACAGATTCGCGCTTTGTTTTCCTACCCATGACGATACCTGTTAATAAGGTGCTTACAGTAAGGGGTTTATGGTCATGCTGGTATAGGCCAGCACGATCCGCGCTCAATCTTCGATATTCATTGCTTCACCTTCTTAACGCTGTTGGGTTTCTTGAACTCATCCCGTCCGGGCGCTTGGCGTTGCGCCTCCAACCATCGCTCAATATCCGCCGGGTGATACCAGACCCGCGCTCCAATCCTCACCACGTCCGGCCCTTTGCCCGATCGCCTCCACAGTGCCAGCGTGATCGGCGACACCTTCAGCATGAGTGCTGCGGCTTCATTGGTCAGTAATTCGTCTGGGTTC